GTCTGCCAGCGACGCGCGCAGCACGCGGTGCGCTTCCGTCAGTGCGACGACGCACGCGTCGGCTGCGGCCAGGGCGGACTGCTGCTGCGGGGTCATGTCAGTCTGTGTCCGGGTGCTCGCAATGCACGGGGTCAGTCCTCGCTGACCACGGTGCCGGCCGTCAACTTCGGCGTGACGCCGCTGCCGCAGACGATCGTCGGGCTGATCGAGCCCTTGTAGAGCAGCACACCGGCGCCGCTCGACGCGATGCCAAGGCCCCAGTGCGTGGCCGTGCCGCTGCCGCCGCTGCCGGCCGGGAACGTCACATCGGTGTCGACCGCTACCCCGTTGCCGCTGACGGTCCAGCCGGACGAGCTGCGAGCCACGGCGACGCGGGCATAGCTGGTGTACGCGATCTCGCTGGTCGTCTGGTCTCCGGCCTCGCCCGGGTCTGCGGTGTGCAGCGAGAAGTACAGGCTGCCGGCCGTCGCCGACGCGCGCAGGCCGCCGGCGTCGCCGAGGTTTGCGATGGCGGTGTTCTCGAACAGAAGGCCCAGGAGGGCCGTCTCGAATGCGTTGCTCTTGCTCATGGGTCAGGCTCCAACAGGTTGCGTGGGTGGCGTCGTCGGTCGCGGCTCGTTCTCCCGCTCGTCGATCGCCTGGTTGATCTCGTCGACGCGCGTCTGCTCCAGCCCGCCGAACTGGACGGCCACGATGCGGCGCTGCTGCTCAGCGATGACCGCCGCCGGCATGCCTGCCGCCTGCATCTCGGCCAGGATGCGCAGCTCTTGCTCAATGTCGGCGAGGTTGTAGTCGCGCGTCCACTGCACGGAAGGCGCTCCCTGCATGCTCAGCCAGCGCCGGGACAGATCCCAGGCGCGGCGCTCCAGGTCCTCCATGCGACCGGCGAACCCGGCCAGCTCGGCATTGATGGCGGCGAACCGCATGCGCATGGCGAGGCCGGACTCCCGCTCGTTCACGGTCCCGACGTCGAGGCCGACCTCCGCGATCAACTGGTGCAGCCCCTTGATGCGGTCCAGGTACACGCGCGCTGGCCCGTCTGGCGGAGCGATGAACGCCGGAGTCGACCCGGTGTGCACCATCAGGTTCGCCGTGCCGATCGTCTCGCCCACGACCTTCGCCGCGCCGAGCTTTTCGGTGTCCGTGGCGGCATCGGGGACCTGCATCGTCAACAGGCTGAAGGTCTGCGCTCGCAGGATCTCGTCGAGTTCGCTCTCGGCGTTGAAAAGCCTGCGCGCGATGTCCGCGATGGACGCAAACGGCCCGAACGACGGGAAGTCTCCGGCCTCGGTGAAGATCAGGACCGGGCACTCCTTCAGCGGGTGCACACCCTGGTCGAGGACCTTCTTCTTGTCGTCGACCGCGCTCCACGCCTCGCGGTCGAACCGCCACGCGCAAGGGACGCGCGACTTGTCCGGCATGTCGAATGTGCCGCCGTACTCGACGAAGTCGAACTTGCCGTCGTCGCCGATCGCGTAGTCGGTGACCGACTCGGGCGCGATCGAGATCCACACCGGCACGCGGCGCTCGGCGATCTGCTGCGCGCGGTTCTCTCCCGGGCTGGCCGGCATGTCGACCTGCAGCAGCATCGTCCCGCGCGCCTTCGCGTCGACCATGAACTGCGACCAGAAGACGTCGATCGCGCTGCCCTTGCCATCGACGTTGTCGGCGATCAGCTTGTACAGGTCGCCCGGCAGTTCCCGGCCTGGCGGCTTCGCGCCCAGATAGCCGACGAAGCGGGCACAGGCCCGCATGAGCGGCGAGGCATAGAACGCCACGTCGTTGCGCCGCGCAAACTTGAGCGCCGACTCGCGCGGGTAGCGCACAAGCGCCGACTCGCCGGAAAGCTGGACGTCCGTCCCGACGCCGACCGCCTCCACTTTCGGCCGGAATGGGCCGTCTCCCCGCAGCGCGTGGGCGACGAATCGAAAGCGGCTCGCGCTGGCGTTGGGCATGGGCTGGTGCAGGTGGCGGACGCGGCGAGTGTCCCGGTCCGTCGTTGCCAAAGCGGCAACAGGCCCGCACTAGGCTCCCCGCCGACCTAACTCCAGGCGCGAGGCCCATGGACATCAGCAAGCTCAAGGACAAGATCGGAGACGAGGCGTTTGCCGATCTTTCCTCTTTCGTTCAGGGACTGAACGAGAAGATCGAGAAGAACACTGCTGACGACACGAGACATCGAGCGAAGTTCAAAGAGGTGGCAGACGACCGCGACAAGCTGCGCAAGCGGCTGGAATCGGTCAACGACCACTTCGGGCTCGACGACGACGCCGATCTGGCGGCGCTGCCAAGCGGCAAGGGTGCCGCAGAGGCTGCGAAACAGTTCGAGGCCAAGCTCCGGCGCACCGAGCGCGAGCGCGACGACGCCATCAAGGCGCGCGACGAGGTTTCCGGCAAACACCGCTCCAGCCTGCAGAAGGCCGCGGTGGCAGAGGCTCTCGGCGGGCACGAGTTCGTGGCCCGCGACGTCGTCGAGACCTACATCGGGCAGCGCCTGGTGTGGGAAGGCGAAGACCTGATGTTCAAGACCGACGCGGGCTCGCTCGTTTCGGTCAAGGACGGAGTCGCCGGGGTGGCGAAAGCCCGCCCCGAGCTGCTCAAGCCCAGCGGCACGGGAGGTGCCGGGGTCCGACAAGGCAACGCTGGAGGCGGTGCCAAGACCATGCCCGAGGCCGAATTCAACGCGAAGCCCCCACAGGAGCAGTCGCGGCTGATGGCGGACGGCTACACGCTCACCTGACCTTTCAAGGACCGACACCACCATGGCCAACGTACTGACCGCCCTCGCCCCGACGCTGTTCAGCGCCGCCAATGAAGTTGCCGCGGAGCCATTCGGCGCCGTCGACAGCATCAACACCAATTTCTCGGACCGCGGCGTCGCCATCGGCGACACCGTGACCGTGCCGGTGGCGCCCGTCGCTGCTGCGTCGGACTACACGCCCGCGATGACGACCACGGCTGGCACCGACGCCACCGCGTCGTCGGTCGCCGTGCAGATCACCGCGAACAAGCACGTGTCGTGGAACCTGACCGGCGAGCAGATCCGCAGCCTGGAGAACGGCGGGAACTATCAGGAATGGGTCCGGCAGCTGATCGGGCAAGGCATGCGCACGCTGCGCAACCTGGCTGAGGCCGACGCCTGCGCTGCAATCTACAAGGGCGGCTCGCGCGCCGTCGGCACGGCCGGCACCACGCCTTTCGCGTCGACGCTCGACATCCTGGTCGACGCCCGCAAGGTACTGCGCGACAACGGCGCCCCGATGGCCGACATGCAGTTCGTCATGGACACCGCGGCCGGCGCGAAGGCGCTGAAGCTCGGCGTCCTGCAGAACGCCTACCAGGCAGGCAACGAGACCGAGCGCCGCCAGGGCGTGTTCCTGCGCCAGTTCGGTTTCATGATCAAGGAGTCGGCCGGCGTCGTCAGCCACACCAAGGGCGCGGGCACCGGCTATGACTTCGTCACCGCGGGCGAGGCCATCGGCCAGACCACGCTGTCGGTCGAAGGCGGCACGGTGAACAGCACCGGCATCAAGGCCGGCGACGTCATCACGCATGCCGGCGACTCGGTGAACGCCTACGTGGTCAACACCGGCCTGACCGCCACCTCCGGCGACATCGTGATCGGCAACCCGGGCCTGAAGATCGCTGGCGTGGATGCCAACGAGATCACGATCGGCAACAGCTACACCGCCAACATGGCATTTGAGCGGAACGCCATCGTCGGCGTCATCCGCCCGCCGCTGATCCCGCCGAACGCGAACATCCAGCAGCGCACCATCAGCGACGGTCGCGGCATGACCTACCTGCTCGTCCAGGTGGCCGGCGACGGCATGCTGACGTGGCGCCTGCACCTGGCCTGGGGCTTCAAGGTCGTGCAGTCTGAGTTCGTCTGCATCGTGATGGGCTGATCGCCTTGAACGCTGAGCGCGTCAAGGTGAAGCGCGACGGCCCGCGTGGCTGGCACTGGATCGCTGCGTCGAGCTTCGATCCGGGCCGCCACGAGCTTGTCGACGCGGCACCTGTGTCGGCCACACCGGCCGCGCCACCGCCCGCACAGGCCGCGCCAGCCCCCAAAGGCCGGCGCGTGCCCAAGACCCTACCCTGATCAAGGAGCGCCCACATGGCGACCGCTGAAAACGCAAAGCTGCAGTACGAGGCCGGCCAGACCTCGACCGCCATGTCGGTCCTCACCGACGGTGGCGACCAGACCACGTTCGAGAGTTCCGCGACGCTGTGGTCAGGCCGCAGCGGTTACGCCCCGGTCGTGCGCCCGAACGGCGTCCTCACCGGCTTCGGCGTCACGGTGCACACCGACAACGACAAGGTGTCGATCGCCGCCGGCACGCTGAACCTGGCCGGCGTCGTGACCTCCGTCGCCGCCGGCACGCTCAGCACCTCGCGCGGCGTGTCCAGCGACACGCACATGATCACGTCGCTGACCATCAACAGCAGCGGCGCGCTGGCGGCCATTGCCGGCACCGACAGCACCGCCTTCAGCGAGACGCGCGGCGCAGCCGGCGGCCCGCCTTACATCCCGGTCGGCAGCGTCGAGATCGGCCAGACTCGCACTACGAGCGTGACCGCTGCGCCGCTGGTAGCCGCCGAGGTCTTCACCGTCGTTGGCACGCACCGCGAGCGCGCCGACTATCCGCTGTTCACCACGAACTACGGCCCGACCATCGTCGACGGCGTGGAGACGGTGGCGGGCGGTAGCGTGACGTTCCTGGCCGCGCTGCCCGAGATCCACACCGGCGACCTGCCGAAGAAGGTCTATGCGTCATTCGCGTCGCCGATCTTCTCCGACGTGGCGCTGGCCTCCGACTTCGTGCCGCCCGAGACCTCGCACAGCGTCAGCTCGACGCAGGTCTACGGCACCACGCTGGGCAGCACCTCCAGTTCGCTCGGCCAGGGCAGTTTCACGGCCTACCTGCAGGACGGCGTGAGCGACGCCCTCGTGACGCTGAAGAACGCGACGCTGTGGTTCAAGTTCTACCCCGACCGCTACGCCACGCCCTACCTGCTCGCGCAGGGCAAGCTCGGTATCTCGCGCACCTTCCCCGCCGGCGACACGCTGCAGGCGGCGTGCACGATCAGCGCATCGGCGGCGTCTGTCGAGGTGATCTGATGCCGTTCGACGCGGATCGGTTCGAGCGCGCGAAGTTCGCCCCGCGGACGCGCGTGCTCGACGTCGAATCGCTGGCCTCGTTCTTCGGAGAAGGCGAGGCGCCCACGTGGACGGTGCGCAGCCTCACCTCGAACGAACTCCACGCGGCCATGGAAGCCAGCGTCCGGCAGCGCGGCATCGAGGCGGTGGTTCAGGCCATCTCCAAGGGCGGCGACCAGTCGCAGGCCGTGCGCGAAGCCCTCGGGCTCTCGACCAAGACGCCGGGCGAGATCGCGAAACGGCTGGAGATGCTGGTCATGGGCAGCGTCTGCCCGGTCATCGCCCTGCCGCTCGCCGTCAAGCTCGCCGAGGCCTTCCCGATCGAGTTCCTGACCCTGACCAATGCGATCAGCGAACTGACCGGCCAGGGCGCAGACGTCGTAAAGCCCGCAGCCGCCTCGCAGCCGACGACACACTGATGCTCAGCATGCAGGTGCTCGACATGCGCGGCGGCTACCTCTACCAGCACCGGCCGGACATCATCCCGCAGGGCTTCCTCAGCGACGAAGAACTCGCGCTGTGGGTGGCCTTCAACCAGATCAAGGCCGAGCGCGCAGCAGCGGCCAAGTGAGGGCGCCACGTGGCCGACCTGAAGAAGACCATCGAGATCCTGTTCGAGGGCAACGACCAGTCGTCGAGGAAGGCGGCCGACGTCCTCGCCCAGATCAAGGCGATGGAGACGCAGGCGAAGGCCACCACCGGCGGCACTGACGACCTGGAGAAGTCGCTCGACAAGGTCGGCAAGACCGGCGCCGGCATCGGCGCAGTAAACGCCGCGCTGGTCACCCTGGCCGGCTCGCTCGCCTTCAAGGCATTCATCGACGCGAACGTCGCCGTCGAGAAGTTCGAGAACGGCCTGCGCGCGGTGCAGGGGACATCGGTCGACGTGGGCGGCCAGCTGACCTACGTGCGCGACATGGCGAACCGGCTGGGCCTCGATGTCCAGACGACCGCGAACTCCTTCGTGCAGTTGACGGCCGCCACGCAGGGCACCGCGCTCCAGGGCCGCGGCACGCGCGACATCTTCGAAGCCATCTCGCAGGCCATGGGCAGCCTCGGCAAGTCCAGCGCCGAGACCGAGGGCGCCTTCCTGGCGATCACGCAGATCGTCAGCAAGGGCAAGGTGACGATGGAGGAGCTGCGCGGCCAGCTCGGCGAGCGGCTGCCAGGCGCGATGCAGATCGCGGCGCGCGCAATGGGCACGACGACGGCGGAGTTCGAGGCGCTGGTCAAGAAGGGGATCAACGCCGAGGAGTTCCTGCCGCGGTTTGCCGCCGAACTGAATCGCACCTTCGCGGGCGCCTCCTTCGACGGCTACCAGGCGAACCTCAACCGGCTGCGGAACTCGATCGACGAGCTACTCGTCCAGGCCGGCAAGGCGGGACTGTTCGACGCGCTGACTGGCGGCGTCAAGATCGTGACGGAGGCCGTCCAGCAGGCCGGCGTCGAAACCAAGTTCTGGGGGCTGGCATGGGATGCGACCGCCAGGCTGTTCCGCAACGGCGACCTCGACGAGTTCGGCCGCGGCATCACCTACGCCGAGAACGAGGCGCAGAAGCTCAGCGTCACGATTGACAACGGGCTGAACCAGTCCGTCGCCGAGTCGACGCGGCTGCTGCGCCAGCAGGCCGAGGCGCTGAAGTCGGCGTTCGGCAGCGACCAGTCCGACGCCGAGACGGCCCGCCTGACGCGCCTGAACCAGGGCCTCGTCGACTCCGCGAAGGCCGGCGTCGAACTCGACGCGCTGCTGAAGCGCCTGGGCGTCGACCCGAAGAAGACCACCGAGGCCGTCGAGAAGCTCGCCGACGACCTGGAGGCACTGGCGGCGAGCCCGCAGAGCAACGGCACGCTGTTCGCCCAGGCCTTCGAGAGCGCCCTCAAGCGCGCCACGTCCACCGAGGCCGTGCGCGTGCTCGGCGAGCGCCTCGCGACCCTGTTCAACGACGGCAAGATCAGCGCCGACGCCTACAAGGAAGGCCTGGCCGACTTGGAGCGCGCGTTCGGCAAGGTTGACGACTCGTCGAAGAAGTCGAAGGAAGTCGCCGACGAGCAGGCAAAGGCCATCGCCAAGCAGGCGGCCGAGACGAAGAAGGCCGAGGAGAACGCGCAGAAGTTCGCCCTGGAGATGGAGAAGCTCGCCTCGAACGAGCGGATCAAGAACATCGAGGCGACCGTCCGGCTCAACGTCGCCGACGTCGAGGCGCAGACCAAGCGCATCGAGGCGGCGTTCGAGTCGATCAACACGACGGTCAACAGCACCGGCGACCTGCTCGGCGACCTGTTCGGGCTGCTCAAGGACTACGACACCCTGTCGTTCCGCGCGACCGACGTCATCCAGAAGCAGATCGATCTGGAGAACTCCCGCCGGCAGCAGGCGCTCGACATGCAGAAGCGCCTGACCGAAGCGCAGATCGCGCAGATCAGGGCGCAGACGCGGGCGCTGGAGAAGGGCGACTCGATCATCAAGATCGACGGCGCCGGGCTGCAGCCGCACCTCGAAGCGTTCATGTGGGAGATCCTCCGAACGATCCAGATCCGCGTCAATCAGGACGGCCTGGGCATGCTGCTGGGGCAATGACATGCTGCACTTTGTAAGCGCCGCCACCTACGACCCCGAGGGCGTCGTCGCGATCAACGCCGTCGACGACCAGACGGCGGGGGAGATCCGCCGGCGCGTGACCCGCATCGCCACGCTCGATGGCTCCGCGGCCATCAACGACTTCGGCTTCAGCGACGCCGACCGGACGATCGACCTGCGCTGGTCGTCGACCGACAAAGCCACCGACGCCTCGGTCGCGTACCTGATGCGCTACCACAGCCAGGTGCACGTCGCCACGCGCGACGGCGTCTTCCTGGCCGCGCCCGAGACCTACACGCCCGGCGCGGCCGAGTCTCAACTGCGCCTGCTCGTGATCGAGAAGGCTTCGGAGTAACGCATGACAGTCCCGACCGTTGCCACCTACAGCGCCGCAGCGAAGATCGCGGCGCACACCGAGTTCCTCGCGCTGATCGACGCAGGCAGCGGCGCCGGCTCGATCAAGATCCGCGACGCTTCCGACGTCCTGCTGGCGCAGTGCCCCCTGGACGACCCGGCCGGCACGGTCAACGGCACGACGGGCCAGTTCACCTTTGCGTTTGACGGCCGCGACGAGTCCGCGAACGCCAGCGGCACGGCCGCCTATGCCGAGGTGTGCGACTCCGACGGAACCGTGCACCTGGCGCTGCCAACGCAGGCCGGGTCAAGCGCCGTCAGCGGCTACCTCGTGCTGAACACGCTGACCATCGTCAGCGGCCTGCCGGTTGAGATCCTGACCGCCACGCTCGGCTGATTGCTGGGGCGCCGCCATGGCCGACCCGTATTACAACGACATCTTTGCGCTGCTGCACTGCAACGGCGCGAACGACTCGGACGAGTTCACCGACAGCGGGCCGACCGGCATCCTCGGCATTGCCTCTTTCAGCGGCACGCCGCTGATCAAGACGGCACAGTCGCGTTTCGGCGGTGCGTCGCTCGGGCTCACGGGCGCCGACACGCTGGCCATCGACGCCATGACGTCGTCGATCACGGCGCTTGCCATCCAGACGGGCGACTTCACGCTGGAGTTTCATGTCCGGCTGACCACGATCGACGGCGACCACATCCTGCTCGTGGATGGCGTCGGCACGACGTACTCGGCGAAGCTCTGGATCGAGAACTCGACCGACAAGCTGCGCTTCACGTGCCGCGACAGTGGCGGGTCCATCATCATCGACCTGTCGAGCACCGCCACGCTGTCGACCGGGGTCTGGTATCACGTCGCCGGGGTGCGCGATGGGAGCACGTTCCGGCTGTTCCTGGACGGCACGCAGGAGGCCACCGACACCGACGCGTCAGCGCTCTATGACACTTCCGGCCTCGGCTACGTCCAGATCGGCGGGGACAGTGTCGGCGATGGGCTGAAGGGCTACCTCGACGACATCCGCATCACCGAGGGCGTCGCGCGCTACACGTCCGGGTTCACAGCCCCATCGGCGCCATTCGACGACGAGTACGGCCCGGCAGACCCGGGCGGCCTGACAGATCCCGGCCCGCTTGGCGCCCCGTCCATGTTCGCCGGCCACGGCACCGTCGGCCGCATTGCGGTGCGCGGCGTTCTCGGCACAGAGTCATTCTTCGGCGCCGCCCCGGTGCTTGGTTATGCCGCCGACTTCGGCCTGCCGCGCCCGCCGGACGTTGTCGGGCTGCACGACTTCACCCCTGCGCTGGCCGGCATCCTGTCCTCGTACGTGATGGACCTGACCACGCCAGACGGTGTCATCCGGGTGCCGATCAGCAGCTGGCAGGCCACGCTGCAGACCGACGCTAGGAACTACACGCAGTGCGTCGTGCCGGCGTGCCTGCCGCTGGTCGACGCGTTGAACGATGCCACCGAATTCAAGATCAGCAGGCGCGCAGTGCTTCCCAGTGGCCAGGTGCTGGAGTACGAGATGGCGACGGCGCCTGTCGAGGCCCTGCAGTTCTACCGCGGGCCTGACCGCTACACATGCACCGTCAGCGGCTACAGCGACGCCTTCACGGCCGACGCGGACCCGCCGGCGACGTTCGATCGCACCGTGACAGGCGTGCGGTCGACCTCGTCCAGCAGCGGCACATCGCGAGCCCGCTGCGACATCGACTGGCTGCTGCGCCCAGGGCATCGCGCGTTCGTCTCAGGCAGCGAGATGCTCGTGGGCTGGGTGAACTACTACGTCAACACCAGCGACGCGTTCATGGACATCGGCGAGAGCAGCGCCGGCGGCTGAGCCATGGGATACGCGACCATCGTCAGCGGCGGCACGGATGGCCGCTACGTCATCCAGGTCGACACGGGCGAGTCGCTGCGGCTAGCGATCCTCGCTGCGATCACCGAGGTGATCAACAGGCAGGAGATCCGCGTCTCCCAGGCGCAGGTCAAGGTCGACGAGGCGGACGCCGCAGAGGCGGCGCTCGTGGCGCAGTTCAACGCACTCGTGTCGACGATGGATGGCCCGCTGTTCGGCCCGCAGCAGGGCGCCAATATGTCGGCGCTGGCCGGCGTTCGCAAACTGATCCTGCTGACGCGCGTGCGCGCCTACCCGCTGCGCCTGGCGCTCGACGTCGCGAAGTTCGACCTGGCGCAGTCGCGCAAGCTGGCGGCGTCGATGAACACCGTGCAGACGCTGACCACGAAGAACGCATGGTGTACAGACTTCACGGAGGACGCAGAGCCGGGCGACATCGTGGCGACCATCGACATCCCGGGCGACACGAACCTGCAGCTGATCGCACCGAGCGCAAGGGCCTGGAGCGCGGCAGACGGGCAGATCATCGAGCGCGCGCTCCTCAGCCCCGCGCAGGCCTACCTCACGGCGTCAATCTTCCCCGGCTGGCAGAAGTTCAAGCCGACCTATCGCTGGGGCACGATCACGGCGCTGTCCACCGAGGACGACACGGCGACGGTGGCACTGTTCGCGCAGACCTCGAGCGCGCAGCGGCTGGGCGTCAACCAGTCGAGCACGCTGGAGAACGTGCCCATCGAGTACATGACCTGCAACGCCCAGGCGTTCGAGGTCGACGACCGCGTCGTCGTGCAGTTCGTCGGCCAGGACTGGGACAACCCGCGCATCATCGGCTTCCTCGACAACCCGCGGTCGTGCGACCTGGAGTGCTTCCACCTGGTGGTGGATCAATACTGCTTCCAGGTCCGGTCGGTCTCGCTCATGTCCGCGCTGTTTGGCGGCGGCGTGACGTTCGAGGCGAAGCTCAACGGCGGCGCCTGGGAAACGATGACCGTGTCGGGCGCGACGCAGACCTCGTCCTACCTGCAGTACGAGCTGCGGTTTGACAACTATTTCGGCCCGACCGACGGCACCATCTTTGTGTCGGCAAACCGATACGGCATCGAGCTTCCGGCCGTGCTCGGCGGCGCCCCGCCGTTCATCTCTGTGCTCGTTTCGCCAAGCGGCCCCTATCCGCCGGCGCGCGATTTCGAAGACGTGAACATCGCCGAGGTGCGCATAAAGATCGTCGGCGTCGTGGTCTTCAACGCAGCGGTGCGTGACATGGGCTGGGTCGGCGAGGGCATCACCACCGGCTACGCCAAGAGCCGAAACGGCATCCGCCTGCAGTCGTTCCCCAACAGTGTCGGCACGCAGGTGCTGCCGCTTGAGTACACACTGACGGGCGGCACATGAACAGGAGCACACCATGGGCGTGACGATCAGGATCGGCGACATCCAGCGCACGATGGACAACGTGAAGTCGCTGGACGGCCGCACCGTGCAGCTGCTGGCGCAGTTCGCCTTCGACGAGTCGCAGCGCGGCGCCGGCCGGCACAGCAAGACCGGCGCGCTGTTCCAGTCGCTCTACAACCGCAACACCGGCAACGGCCGGGCCGTCGGGCACGACACCGGGCGCGCACCGCATGCCGAGTTCGTGCTCCTCGGGGCTCGGCCACACGACATCCGGCCGAAGAACAAGAAGGCCCTGCGCTGGGCGTCCGGCGGCAAGTTCTTCTTCTCCAAGCTCGTGCACCACCCCGGCAACCGCGCCGACCCCTACCTTTTCCAGGCCGGCGACGCGGCCCTGCGGAACTTCTCCGCGTTCGTCGACAAGGCATTCAAGGAGATCACCTGATGGCCCAGCCCGTATACCGCTACCTCGACGCCTACCTGTCCGCCTTCTGCGTCGACGAGCGCGAGAACCGCGCCATTGCCGAAGTCGCGCGCCTGGCCGCCGCCGCCGACGTCACGCTCTCCGACGACTGGACAGAGCAGCTCGTCGTCTGCCACTGCTACGTGCTGGCCGCCATGGAGAACCAGGCCGCCCCGGACGACCTGTTCGCGTCGAAGCTCAAGGCCTACAGGACGCGCTTCGACTCCCTGCTCCCGCAGGCCATCGCAGCGGCGCGCACCGAGGACGGCACCGTCTCCAGCGTCAGCATCTTCTCGATTCCGCTGGAGCGTGCGTGATGGTCGACGCCGAACTGCTGGCCGACATCCCAGCCGAACTGCTGGCGGCGCGCGACGCGCTGGCCGCGCTCGACCTGGTCGCGTCGTGCGCCATCGGGCTGGAGGCCGGCATCAGCCCGAGCGACTACCCGCTCGTCCGACTGGTGCCGGCGCGCTTCACCCCCGGGCGGCCGTTCGGCAACCGCACGTGCGAGCTGCTGGTGTACTTCGGCGCCAAGATCACGAACAGCGAAGGGCTGGAGGAGGTCTACCGCGGCCTGTTCGAGCTGGAGAAGGTCATCCTCGACACGCTCCGGCCGCTGGGCGCGCGCTACGTCGAGACGGTGACCGACGAGGACCGGCTCGACACCTACAAGCTGATGTTCATCCGCTGCGAGATCGCGGTCGCGAACACGACGCCGGCTTGATCAGTCGTACCGCTGATAGATGCCGCAGTTCGCGCACAAGTGCCCGTCCGGGGTCAGGTAGAACAACTGATTCCCGCAGTTGCACTCGCGCACCATCTGATCAGTCGCGGGGTAGAACTCGAACTTCCAGTGCCCGGTGAATCGCTCGCACGCGGGGCACTGGAACGCCTCCGTACCGGTTGGGGCCACCGCCTGCCATGTGTGGCCGCACGACAGGCAGAAGGCCTCTCCCTGCCCGTGCTGCTGCGCAAAGAGGCTGACGACTTCTCCCATCACCCGGCCACCACCTGCCCGGCCGTCTTCAGCCAGTAAAGCGAGTCCCGGCCGGCGTTCTGGATCTCCTCCGGCGTCCGCCGGCCGCTCATCACCTGGTCGAGCTTGTCCTTGCTGCCGACGACGCGGTCGGCCATCGGCGAGCCCAGGCGGCGCAGGAAGTAGCGGTCGCCGTCCGCGTCGCGCTCCTTCGCCGTGCGTCCGGTCAAGTCCAGCCTGGCCGACATGACGCACATGCAGAACGGGTGAAACGGCGGCACCGGCGCCTGCGCTTTCGGGTAGATCCCGGCGCCCAGCCCGTACAGGTCGCGGCCCACCAGCAGGGCGCAGATACACGGCAGGTGCCGCCCAGGCGCGCGGCGGATCTGCACGAACTCGACCTCGACGTCCTGCATCAGCAGTAGCGCCTCGCGCTCAGCGTAGGCCCGGTGCAGCTCGGTGCGCGCAATCCGGCTGGCGAAGTACCGCATGCGCTCGAAGAACGCCACCTCCAGCTTCTTGCGCAGCACCTTCCGCCCGGCGCCCGTTTCGAGCAGGTCGATCTCGTCGAGAAGTTCGGTGTACGCCGCCCGCAGCGCGCCGGTCGAGAGGCCCGACGCCTGGATGCGCGCGAAGGCCCGCTGCAGGTCGCCTTGGAGGTCCGCCTCGGCGAGCAGCGCCTCGCGCAGGTACTTCGGCAGCCTGGAATTGCCCGGCGCCAGCACGAGCGGCTCGGCGTCCGGCGCGCGGAAGGCGTAGCCCTCGAACAGTTCCAGAGCCAGCCGGCGCGCGTCCTGGAACCCTGAGGCCTGGCGCTGCACGATGCCGCGCACCACCTCGGCCGTCGCGCTGGCCTCGGCGTAGAGCTTCGTCGACAGCGCGATCCGGCCGACGACGATCGGCACGTCGGACGCTTCGCCCACAGCGTCGCCGAGGATCTTGAACAGCGCGTCTTGCATGGCCTCAGCCATCGGCGCAGCGAACGCCGCCGTCGCAGCGATCACGGCTGCCCGCGGCTCCTCTCCGGCGATGATGGCCGCGACGACCGCCTCCTGCGCCTTGCGCACCTCGGCCTCGATCAGCGCGATCGTCGCCGCGATCGCCGCCTCCTCCGCTTCTGGGGTCACTTCTTCTCCTCCTTGGGATGTCCGGCCATGTCGACAGCGATGCACATCAGGCGCCAGGCGTCGTGCCGGCCGATCGAGAAGCGCAGCTGCAGCAGCGCGACGACCCGGCTGCGGCTGTTCCCGGCGCGCACCAGTTCGAGCGCCACCGTCAGCCGGCGCGCACGGCCCAGCGTCCGCGGGTTTAGCACGTGCACCGCTTCGAGGATGGCCTCGGCGCTCATAGGCCGGGCACCTGCGATGTGGCGGGGTTAGCTCCGGCGTGGCCAAGCAGACGGGCAAACGCACGGCTGAGGCCGTCGACCTGGTCGTCGTAGGTCCCGTTCGGGAACGCGCGCAGCTCGTCGATCAGCGTCTGATTCCACGGCGCCCGCAGCATCAGCACGTTCCCGACGTTGACCTGCGCGGCCAGCGGCTCCGCCCGCGTGACCTTGTCGCCCGTCTCCGGGCTGCTGTGTACGCTGAATCCGGCCAGTTCACGCGTGAGGTACAAGACCTGCGTCTTGCCGGCCTGGCCTGGGTCCTGCGGGATGCTGATCTGCACCTCGCGCCCGTCCATCACGGCCGTGTTCTTCACCATCCGGTCGCGCTTGTCGGCGAGGAACCGCTCGCGCTGCATGTCTGCAATCACGAACCGCCCGTCGGCCATCTTCCCCAGCTTGGGGCCGGCCGTCCAGTCGCCATCTGTCGTGCCGGCGAAGTCCCAGCCGCGGCACCACCTGGTCGACACTGCCGGCAGCGCGGGCACGATCTCGATCATCCCAGGCAGGAAAATGTCGCCCTCGCCGGGCTTCGGCTTCTGCTGGTACAGGCTGGTCCAGGTCCGTCGGTTGAGCTTGAACGGTGCCCAGTGCGCCGCGCTGAACCACTGCGGCCACAGCGTCTCGCCGATCTTTCGGCCCAGCGGGTCGTCGGCGCGGTCGGCCTCGGCCGGCAGGCAGATCACGAACCACCGGCGCCCGTCCCGGCCGTCGAACCACCCGCTCTCGCCGTCCCACCCTTCAGGCAGGATGCGGCCGGCTGGGTCGTCCTCGTGCCAGCGCGTGGTGATCATCACCTGCGGCGCTCCAGGCACCAGGCGCGAGCAGAAGTCGTCGGTGTAGGCGTCCCAGGTGTTCTTGCGCACCGTCTCCGACTCGGCAGCCTGGCGCCCACGGATCGGGTCGTCGATCACCCCGAGGGCGCATCGATTCCCCGTCAGGCCCGACAGCAGGCCGCCGGCCATGAACTCGCTGCCGTTGTCCAGCGTCCACTGGGCTGCGGCCTTCTGGTCATCGCGCAGCCTGCGATCCGTGAGGTTGAAGAAGGCCTTGCTGTTGATCAGCTGTCGCGCCCGGCGGCCCTGCTTCTCGGCAATCTCGGTGGCGTAGCTGGCGAGGATCACGTGCCGGCGCTGCCGACGCGCCATGAACCACGGAATGAACACGACGTCGGTATAGGTCGACTTGGCCGACCCCGGCGGCATGAGAACCATCAGGTTCGGGAGCTTGCCATCCTCCAGCGCCTGCAGAGAGTCGCACAGCAGCTTGTGGTGCGCGGCCAGGCTGTCGAGCCGCATCACGCTGAAGCTGTCTTCTTCTGCCGCGTCGCTGAGCGGCACCGTAGGGATGTCGACGAGGCACGCAAAGTCGGAAAGGTGCCGTTTGGCCAGTTCGCGCCTGGCGGCAATCACGTGACCGGCGGTGATCTCATCCGGCTGCATCTGGCAACTTTAGCGAGGCAATCGCACGCAGTTGTTCGACGGTGGCGCCTGACAGGTCGACCGAGACTGGGATCGGCCCGCCACCCTTGCCGGTGTGCTCGACGCGGTCGCGGAAGGCGGCCACATCCACGTGCCGGCCGATCATCTCGACGTACTTCGATCGCTCGGACAGCTTGAGCTTGCGCACCATTCCCGTCGGCCGCTTCACGCCGTCATCGAAGGCGTATTCCTCGAAAGACTCGACGCCCACCACCAGGCCCTGGCGCCACGCATCGGGCCACTGGTCCGCGGGCTTCATCTTCCCCATCTCGTCGAACAGGTCAGCGATGTCCGCCGTCGCATCGCGGTGAAGGCGTTTGAGCACCCAGTCGGAATCGACCTGCGTGCGCTCGCTGCGGTTTTGCTGCGCTGCAGCGATGGCGGCTGCGACCGTAGGTTTCCCCAGGTTCTCGCGCCCGATCGCATCTGCCGTCCGCACGCTGTACCCGGCCCGCCTGGCTGCCGCTGCGGCGTTCAGGTCGACGAGGTACTCCTCGACGAATCTCTGCTGTTTCGGCGTCACGCGGCGATCTCCATCTGATTGCGATCCACCCTCACCCGCCTGCGCACCGCGAACACCCGCGCAGCCCGAGGCGGCAGCAGTCCAGCCCGGCGCGCGCATGTCGGCCCGGCGTGGCCCTTTCCGTCGGCGGTCGTGACCGTTGCGGCGGCGCGCAGCAATGGCCGGCCGCAGAGGTAGCAGCGCATCACCGCTCAGCCCTCCACCACGACATCACAGCCTCTCGCGCCGCATCCGCATCCACGCCCGGCATCGTCACCCGGATCAGTTCGCGCAGATCGGCCCGCGCCTGCATGCGCGCGTCATCCGGCTTGGCCTTGTCCATCAGGGTCGCCATGGTGTCGGACCGCGCAACCGATCGCGCCTGGCAGCCGCGGCAGCCGGCGCGGAATTCGTCGGTGCGCTCGATGATGTTGCGGGCGCAGCATGGGCAGGTCATGCAGCCACCACCGCCGCAACAGCCAGCGCAGCCCACGCGTGCGAGGTGACGCCGTACGTCGGCCCCGGCGCCTTCTTCGTGCCGGGCGGCCCGATGCGGTCGATCAGCGCCTGCCGCACGTTCGGGTCTTTCGCGCGACTGGTGCCGCACAGCGCCAGCTTGACGGCCGAGCGCTTGACCATCACCACCTCGTCGGGCGTGTGCCACGCCTGGACGAATCGGCCCGTCCACAGAATCGTCTGGATCGAGTCGTCGCCGATCGGCATGCCGCGGGCTTCGAAGCGCTCGACGGCGAGGGTGACGGCCGGATGCAGGTCGCAGCGCACGTATGCGCCGACGACGCGCAGGCGCTCAAGAAGGTGCGCGTTCGGCGACGTGCCGGACTCAATCACGCGCCCGCCTTCAAGCAGTGCCCAGCCACTCTGCGTCGTGCCCGGGTCGATTGCGAGGACCCGGCTCATCGCCCACCCCCATACGCCACCTCGATCGCGCTGCCCGTGCGCATGTAGCTGCCGAGCTGCATGTGGGCGAAGAACGGCGTCGGGTGCTTGACGGTGAATCGGTGGTCCTTGCCGGACGGACAGACCGTCACCTTGACGTTCTCCGGCACGATGACCGGCATCGGCGCAGACGCGACGACGGGCGGCTTGCGAGTCGACCGCACGAACTCCGCCGGCTTCGGCTTCCGGCCGCGCTTCTTGTGCGTCTCCGCCGGCTTGGCCCGGCTGACGTGCACCCGCTTGCGCGGCTCCTTCACCGGCGGCTGCTGCGCACCCTGCTCGATCGACCAGTACCGCTTGACGGTGCCGCCTGCAGCCGATCCCGACGGCCAGGTGGCGGCAGACACCCGGCCGGCCTTCGACAGCGCCGCTATGGCCTTCCTGACGGTCCGACGGGCCTTCCCAGTGGCCTTGCAGATGTCGTCCGCCGTCCGGCCGTCGATCGCCGCGTCGACGATGGCTTGCAGCGTGCGCGGGCCGGCGGGCGCCTTGGTGCTCTCGCGCCTGTTGCACTCGGCGACGTAGGCGGCTGCGGCTGCGTCCAGGCCAGG